GAGATATATTATTGTTGGGTGTGAGTGTGACTGGGTTGTAGTTGACCACTTGCATATGCTTGTCAACGTACTAACTGAAGGTGATGAAAGACGTGGTATTGATATGCTAATGAATAGATTGCGTAGCTTAGTTGAAGAGACTGGTGTAGGTATGATACTGGTATCACACTTACGTAGAGCTCAAGGTGATAGAGGACATGAAAAAGGAATACAAGTGTCCCTTTCTCACCTCAAAGGTTCTCAAGGAATAGCACAATTGTCCGATTGTGTAATTGCATTAGAGAGAAACCAACAGGCAGAGAATCCAGAGGAAGCTAACATAACTAAGGTTAGAGTCTTGAAGTCAAGGTATACTGGTGATACTGGTATGGCTTGTAGTTTAAAATATGACATTGATACTGGTAGATTACATGAAGTGACAGAGGAGGAAACATTTACAAATGAATCTTATTTTTGATATAGAAACTGATGACCTTGATGCTACTAGGATATGGTGTATTGTAGCTAAAGAGGTTGATGGTAAAGTCTATAAGTTTGGACACAATCAAATAGAAGATGCACTAGACTTATTACATAGTGCTAAGACTTTGATTGGTCATAACATTATAGGTTTTGATTTACAGATACTCAAACGTTTACATAACTTTGTGTATCGAGGCAAGGTAATTGATACTCTTGTTATGTCAAGACTTTACAATCCAGTCAGAGAGAATGGACATAGTCTCAAGACTTGGGGATATAGATTAGGTATTCCTAAAGAAGAGCAACCTGACTTTGACAACTATACACCACAGATGTTAAACTATTGTGTGCAAGATGTTAAACTTAATGAAGCTGTATATAAGTTCTTACAGAAAGAAGGACTAGGTTTTAGTAAGCAGTCTTTTGACTTAGAGCAAATGACTACTGCTATTATAGCTGAACAAGAAAGGAATGGTTTTTACTTTGATAGTAAACAAGCTATGACTTTGTTAGCAGAACTAAAACAAAAGATGGCAGATGTAGAAGATGAAGTACAAAAAACATTTAAACCTAAATGGGTTGATGACAAAGAAGTTTTACCATACATTAAAAAGAATGGTGAACTTAGTAAGCGAGGACTTACAGATGAGGAGTATGTACATTGTTTGAATACACAAAACTTTCAACCCTTCATGCGTAAGAAGTTAGTTGAGTTTAATCTTGGTAGTCGTAAACAAATAGGTGAGTATTTGATTGACTTCGGTTGGCAACCAGAAAGGTTTACTCCTACTGGTCAACCTATTGTTGATGAGAGTACACTCAAAAAGATTACTCACATTAAAGAAGCTAAACTAATTGCTGATTACTTGTTGTATCAGAAACGTATAGCTCAAGTATCATCTTGGCTTGACGTTGTTATGGATGATAGAGTTCATGGTAAGGTTATACCGAATGGAACTATAACAGGGAGGATGACACACAGAGGTCCTAACATGGCTCAAGTTCCTAACTTAGGTAGTCCCTATGGTAAGGAGTGTCGTGCTTGTTGGACTGTACCAGATGGTTATAAGTTAGTTGGTATTGATGCTAGTGGTTTAGAGTTGCGTATGTTAGCTCACTATATGAATGATGCTGACTACATTGAGGAGGTTGTCAATGGTGATATACATACAACCAATCAAGAACTTGCTGGACTGAAGACACGTGACCAAGCTAAGACATTTATCTATGCTTTAGTGTATGGTGCTGGTGATGCCAAGATAGGTAAGATAATTAATGGTGATATGAAGAAAGGTAAAGCGTTGAAACAAAGATTTTTTGCTAACTTACCTGCATTAAAAACTTTACGTGACAGGGTGCAACAAGCTGCCAACAGAGGTTTCTTAAAAGGTATTGATGGTAGAAAATTATATGTAAGAAGTCCTCATGCTGCACTTAACACCTTACTACAAGGTAGTGGTGCTATTGTAATGAAACAAGCTATGATAAATTTATATGAGTTGATTAAGTTAAATACTTATGATGCTAAGTTTGTTGCTAACATCCATGATGAATGGCAACTACAAGTCAAAGAATCTCAAGCTGATTCTGTAGGAAGAGTAGGCGTTGAGTGTATTGAAAAGGTAACAGAGCAATTTAAAATGCGATGTGAATTAACTGGTGAGTATAAAATAGGAGGTAATTGGAGTGAAACCCACTAAAGAAAATAGAAAGAAGTTTGACCTAGACTTAGAGTATGGTCAGATAAGAGAAGATAGGATAGCAGATATGCTAACTAATAAAAAGATTGAGGTCAAGTCAGAACGTGGTATGTGGATGAAGACTGGTAACATATGTATTGAGTATGAATCATATGGTAAACCATCTGGTATCTGTGCTACTGAATCAGACTATTGGTTTCATAATCTTTGTATTGATGATGACATATTCTGCACGTTTATATTTGATGTCCCTAAACTAAAACAACTGATTGATAAATTAGATTTTAAGAAGTCTGTTTGTGGTGGTGACAACAAAGCAAGTAAGATGTGGCTAGTAAATATACAGAAATTATTTACGTCTGATGTCTTTAAAACATATAAAGAGCTAGAAAATGAACAAAACACTTGACAAAACTCAATTAGACAAGTATAATAAGTTTACGTCTGAGTCTGGGCATTGGTATGCTAGAGATGGAGAACCTATGTATACAATCATAGGTGCTAATGGTAAAGAAAGAAATACCACATTGAGAGATGCTAAGAGTCTTGGACTTGTCCCTTCAGTCACAACCATTCTGGGTATGGTTGCTAAACCAGCTTTAGAGAATTGGAAACTTACTCAAGCTATCAAAGCATCTGTTGATTTAGATAGAGGAGAACAAGAACCTTTTGATTCTTTTGCTTATAGATGTAAGAATGAAGCCAGACAGGTTGGTTTAAAAGCAGCCAAGCAAGGGACAAAGATACATGCTCAAATAGAAAAAGGTTTCTTAGGTAAAGCTAAGACTAAACCTTACAAACTTATTCAAGCATGGTTAGACGAGAACTTTCCTAATGAAGACTGGATAGCAGAGGATTCTTTCTGTGCTGAACAAGGTTATGGTGGTAAGATAGACTTATACTGTAAGTCAGGAATCTTTGTGGACTTTAAAACCAAAGATAATCTTGAAGGTAAAGACCCAGCTAAATTAGTCTATGATGAACATGGTATGCAGTTATCTGCTTATGCTCAAGGTTGTCAAGTTGATGACCCTACTAGAGTTTCTATCTTTGTTGATAGAGCAGATACAAGTCTTATACTCTATCACATTTGGGATAAGGAATCACATAGTAAACACAAAGAAATGTTTAATAGTATATTAAGATACTGGCAACTGGTAAAGAATTATGAATGGCAAGAAGTCTAAACTAATAAGAAGAAAAGCAGAAGATAAACTGATTGACTGGTTAAGAACTATGATACCAGAAGGAGAGGATGCTTCTAGAATTAATAGGAAAAATCTACATGAGTTTTTACCAGAACAAACACACATCTTTGCTAATAATAAATTTATGTTAAGTGCATATAGTTTAAGATGGTTTTACAAACAAACAAAAAAAGAATATTATGCGAAAAAAAATTAATTATAAATTTAACGAAGGTAAAATATTAAATTTAGCAAAAGAATATATTGATGAAACTTATACTCAACATTATTCTAATGGTAAGTATCAAGCTACTGATATGATTATAGATGCTGGACATGGTGAGGGTTTTGCTGTTGGTAACATTATGAAGTATGCTATGCGATATGGTAAGAAAGATAACAAACAAGCAGAACTATATAAGATAATACACTATGCTATTATTGCTTTATATTTAGAGGAGAAAAATGGTAGAAGATAAAGTAGGAACTAAAGATTATTTAGGTATAACTATTGACTATGACAAAGAAAAAAACTTTGACAAGTTTAGTTTAGACACATTAAAAGATAGATACTTTTGGGATGGAGAGACACATGCCCAAGAAGCATTCGCAAGAGCATCAGTATTTGGTGCAACATTTAGAGGAGAAACAGATTATGAAATGGCTCAAAGACTTTATAACTACAGTTCCGATTGTTGGTTCATGTTTAGCACTCCTATACTTAGCAACGGAGGCACTACTCGTGGGTTACCTATCAGTTGTTTCCTTAATTATGTTCCTGATAGTAGGACTGGGTTATCTGCTCACTATGACGAGAACATATGGTTGGCAAGTTCAGGTGGAGGCATTGGTGGATATTGGGGAGATGTTAGGAGTAACGGTATACCTACTACTCATGGCTCTCGTTCTACTGGTTCAATTCCATTCATGCATGTGGTAGATTCGCAGATGTTAGCTTTCAATCAAGGCACTACAAGACGTGGTTCTTATGCTGCTTACATGGATGTTAGTCATCCAGAGATTGAAGAGTTTATTAACATGAGAAAAGAATCTGGTGGTGACATAAACAGGAAGTGTTTAAACTTACACAATGGTATTAACATAACTAATGCATTCTTAGATGCTGTTAAGAATGATGAAGACTGGAGATTGATTGACCCTAAAACTAATGAAGCTGTTAAGACTATCAATGCTAGAGACTTATGGTTTCAAATCATAAATGCTAGAGCAGAAACTGGTGAACCTTACATGATTAACATTGATACTTGTAATGAACATCTACCAAAAACCCAACAGGATTTAGGTTTATCAATTAAACAAAGTAATTTATGTTCAGAGATAACACTTGCTACTAATGAAGAGAGAACAGCAGTATGTTGTTTATCATCTGTTAATTTAGAACACTTTGATAAATGGTCAGAAGACCCACAGTTTATTGAAGATTTAATAACCATGCTTGACAATGTGATAGAACATTACATTGAGAATGCAGTTGACACATCACAATTAGGAGGATATAGTGCAAATTTTAAACGGTTCACAAAGTATATTAAAGAAGGTAAAGAAGGGTACGCAAAGTCTGCTTACTCTGCTTATAGAGAAAGGTCAGTTGGTCTTGGAGCAATGGGTTTCCATGCTTATCTCCAGTCTCAAAACATTGCGTTTGAAAGTATCTATGCTACTGGATTCAATCATAGAGCATTCAAGCACATCAAATCCAAAGCTGTACAAGCTACTGAGAGACTTGCTGATATGCGTGGGGAATGCCCTGATTTACACAATACAAACCGTAGGAATGCTCATCTTATTGCTATTGCTCCTAACGCTAGTAGTGGGATTATTTGTTCTGGTACTTCTCCCAGCATCGAGCCTTTTCGTGCTAATGTATATACCCACAAAACTTTATCAGGTTCTTACCAAGTCAGAAACAAGTTCTTACTCAAACTATTAAAATCAAAAGGTTTAAAAGGTCAAGAGTTAGAACAGACTTTGAAAGAGATAGCTGGTAATGATGGGTCAGTTCAAGATTTATGTATGCTTACAGATGAAGAGAAGGAAGTATTTAAAACTGCTAATGAGATAAATCAGATATGGGTAGTTGAACATGCTTACAAAAGACAAGAGTTTATTTGTCAAGCACAATCAGTTAATCTATTCTTTACCTTGCCAAAGGCAACAGAAGACCAAGATATACATGATGATTACATGCAGTATGTCAACGATGTGCATTGGTATGGTATGAATAAATTAAAATCGCTGTATTACTTTAGGTCTAATGCAGCAAGAAACGTAGAGAATGTTAACATTAAAGTTCCACGAATTCGTTTAGATGAAGTGGACTGTATAGCCTGTGAGGGGTAATTATGAAAAGAGAAAAATTATATAACGCTTTGTATGATAGATATAAAGCAAGACAATCGGAAGCTTTGTGCAATATTCAAATGTATTTTAGAGAGGGTGTAGGTGTAGCCGACCATCCTAATGTGGTAGATACTGTTGATAAGTTATTTGAAGATTATGCAGAGGCAACAGA